ATATACTGCTCCTCTTCTAGGTCTGTCTGGTGTATCTGAAAAGGTATTCTAATTAAAGCAAGTACCTCATCATCTCTACCCTTCACACCATAGTCAGCAACTGCTTTTATTTCATACGAGTCCATTAAGAATCTCCTAGTAAAAGGTTTATATCTGGATCAAGACTTTTATTATGAAACAAAGTTAACTCATGCTCAATTTGAATTTCTTGATTTGTAGTCTCGTAAAACTTGAGAGTAATATATTTCGTATGACCTTCTGAGGTACTGTTCTTTTTAATCTCAATCTTTTTTATTTGATGGATGTTCCCATGATCTACTGTAATAGTCTTCATATATTTTCCTTTTGATTAATTAAATAAGCAGTTTAATATCATGCTTAGGATAATATGTTATGCGGCTAGTAACTCCTTAGCTGCTGTACGAACAGACTCTTCTCTGTTAACCCTAGCAGAGATTATGTTGTTCTTAGCAGTCTTCCTTTGAATAGGCATGTGAGTACTCCAGTGAGTCATGGCATTGTAAGCAGCCCAATGCGTCTTGCCCAATGTCTTAACCTCTTGTCTGTACTGCCCCCATAAGTACATCAGATTCTGATTCCTAGAGACTTCAGAGTAGTTCTCTTTATCGTTAATCATATCCTGTACAGATACAGACATACTGGTAGTCAGAGGAACCTTACACTTAGCAGCAAGAGCAAAGACATTAAACGCTTCCCTGTCAGAGATATCATTCTCAGTCCAACGCTTCCATCGTTCACCTTCTGCACGATAATCCTCTAGTGCTTTCTGTAACTTCCTTTGAGCGTGAGCGATATCAAAGCTAGGTGTATGCTTCGCCTTGTACATACTAAAGTTATCTACAAAAGCTTGGGTATTCTCACAAAGAATTCTAATAGCACCTATCTGTAGAACAGTAGGCCATTGTCCATTGAAGGATGTTCTGCCATTTATTTGGAACTGGCTCTCATCTCCATTAGCTACCTCGATAGTATACTCTGGCAATGTCATAGATATGTACCCTAATGCACCATCAGGTGTAACAGCAGATCTAACTTTGATTCCGCTACAGTCCACACCTGAATTCTTTAACACGTTAGTCATACACCTATATAGATCAGAGTACTGACCTCCTTCAATACTGTAGGAATTCTGACCTACAATATTAACAGCAGCATCTCCTCCTACACGGTGTATTCCTTTCCTGTTTGGATCAGACACTATATTCCCATATCCATCTGGATAGTACACAGCTCTCTCTTCCATCTTTATGTCCACTATTTCTGGTGGATCTAAAAGATCTAGAGGGTGTCTTAGTACAAGTCCATTTGGTGTTGAACGATATTCATTAAGATCTACTACATGTGTATCCATTTTAAGTTTCCTTTTTAGAATAAATAAATAATTAAATATCTTTTATTTTAAATAAATTACGAATTAAGGGTAGCATAGAATTGTTACAATAATATGACACCCCTTAAATTTATTTGTAAAAGATGTGATTGTTTATAATAACAGTGGGTGTTAACTCAGCAGACCAGTATGGCTTATCAATATAGTTTGCATGATACCATAAAGATCCTTCAGTTATATCCATGTCATCATAATTCAATAGACGGTAGGCTAGTATATGACTAGACAACCATGTCTCAGAGTCCGTAGGTATGTCATGCTTACCATCACAATACCAACTGAATTGACACCTGTGTTTTCTTTCACCTCCTTGATGCACTACTGCACAAATTGTATTAGGAAACAGCTTATGATTCCTACGGTTAATAGTAACCTGACCAACAGCGATACGTCCTGCTAGTGGTTGGTTACCTGCCTCGAAATAAATGTTTCTAGCTAAACAAAATACTTCTTCATCTTCATCAGATGCAAACGCTCCACATGTAGATAAAAGTAATATGAAAAATACTAGTAACATCAATAAGTTATAGCGGATATCTCTTTTCATTTAGTACGTATCCTCATTCGCTTGTTAGGTTGTATAACAAGAAAGTCATAACAAGATGCACACAAGGGCCGTGTGTAACCCTGTTTATAAACTACTGCTGGCTTGTTACAGTTAGGTTCTGAACATACTATCAACTGCTACCTCCCTTCTTAATTAATACTGGCTCCATGAAGCGGCCATTTATATCCTCCTCGCCATCGTCAAACTCGTTAGGTATCTGTGTACGAAACACTACCTCTCTCTCATCGAACACGCCAATGTCCTCGATGCTATCAGTAGTAGACCTAGAGAAAGTCTCTACGTCAGAGTTTAAAAAAGAATCCAAGTCAAACTCATTGTCATTTTGATTAGCCATAATATCTAACTCCTTGTGTTAGTTTGTTTTATTTAATTAACCTACTGCGATTAGTTTAGATTTAAACTTACTCGCTCTAGATCCATGTACAGTGATAACAATGTTTTGGTTTTTTCCATTACACAAACCACATGCATCACACTGTATTACTTTTGTTTCACTAAGACATTCTGTTTCACTATTGAACACCATATCTCCTTTCATAGCTACCCTAAATGTCTTAGCTCCCATGCCTTGATACTTCAATGCTTGCTTTGGTGTATCTGCTGACACCATGCACAAGGTTAAAAATCTTTTGTCAAAGTTCTTATGTTTTATCTGATGAGTGTAGCCTGTATGACCACGGCCCATGTCTTTTACTTTCTCTGCTACTTCGTAGGGCATAGCCGCTGGATCACCATAAGCACCAAGCCTAACCATACGCCCAACAAAATGAATATGGTCTGCCTCGTAATCTATATGCGGGTACAGCCCACGTTTATAAGCTTTGTATATTGCTAATGGTGCTTGTCCTATATTCACATAGCAAACACCGCCTAAGTTATGCTTATGTGGACAACTCCCACAAATGCTAGAATCTTCTCCCTCTTTTGATGCTGACACTGGATCTATGTCTGATCTAATAATCCATGTCTGAATCATGGGGCCAGTTTTTCTATTGCTGGTGGACAACGTAGCTATGACAACTATTGGTTTACCATCCAGAATACTTGGCCCCTCGTACAAGATAAAGCCTTTAGGTTTAGGCTTAGCTTTTATTTTAAAAAGATTACCGCCACTTAATCTTTTCATTACACTTCTCCACTTGGTTTCAATAATCTATCCACTCTTCGTTCAGTATCTTCCCTCTGATCTCGTAAGATAGTTTCTCTCAACCGTCTTTCAAATTCAAAGAAAGACATATTCAAAAACTCCCTACCACTATCCTTGTCATGGATAATATTTGCATCTAGAAACCAATGCAAGTGATCATGTGGGTGTTCAGGCCGTAGCTTTTTCCAATCCATCTTCGTTCTCCAAATAAATTAAATCCTGTAGTTCTTCCACTCCTGCCACTCGTAATGAGCTATCATGAATGGAACTGGTGAGAATATTACACTACTGAAAATCATTAGTCCACCAATAGTCATATCAAACCAATCACCATACCCTGAGTTGATAGTATATATCATGTAACCAGACCACGCCATCAGGCTTGCTAGTCCTTCCATGATTAAAAACAATAGCACTATCTTTGTTAACTTCCAAATCATTATCGTTCTCCTTAGTTAAACAATAAATACTCGTCTAGCGGGATACCATTTACAAATATCCCTTCGAAGTTTCTTTTCTTTTCAAACATAGAGCGATCTTTCTTGAATCTAAGATAACAGTATAGCTCGTATTCTGTCCAATCGTCTACATATTCTAACCAAGAATGACCACGTTCATCCTTTTCAAAGTAATAGAAATCGTGGATTTGTTCTCCAAAATAATTCCTAAACTCGTTAAAAGTCATTTACTTTTCTCCCTCTATTTCTTTAGCCCACTCATCCAACAATGCCTGAGTTTCTTCAGGCGTGAGGACATTGATTACCTCGACAACTTCTTCTTCTTTCACTATCTTCCTCCATCAACTCTACGTTTAATTTCTGCCTGACAATACAGTATCTCATCCATGTACTGATTAGCTTTAGGTGTATCTGGATTAGCTTTCAATACTTCTTTGCAATCGTTAATCACATAGTGCAATTGAAAACCGCTCATGTTTTTAACTTTGATTTGATAATCAGTGTGCCAGTTTGAATCTGTCATTCGCTTCTCCTTAATCGAGGCCAAGCCCCGTAGTTAGTTCTGTTGCTTTTATATCTTCTAAAAATTCATCTCCAATAGGTTCTTCTGCGGTAGTGCGTCCAATTTCTAAAGCTTGCTGAAGATCATCAGCATCAATATGAAAAACCTTTTTGTGACTAGTTGTCACAGTCACCATGAAAACTTTTTTTCCTTTTTCTTTTTCTTTTTGTTTTGCTTCTCTAACCATTCGCATTACTAATAACGGTAAAGCTTCTTTACTTTCTGAAGAAATCCTATCAGAAAATTCTTCGTCAAAATCCTTCGCTTTGGGATTCAATCGATCTATTTCCATTTTTCTTATCCTATTGGTTTTATTTATACACTCAAACATAGAGGTAGTGGATCGCGTGTTAGCAGTAACCTAACACAACAACCCACAAACAAAGAATGCTCACTATGTACATAGCTTTGTTGAAAAGAGCATTGCTTCCTTTATAGTTCTTAGGTGATCAATCCTAAGCCCTAATACCCCTATGTTTCAGGGTACAAATAAAACTAAAGAGCAGCCCCGCCTACGCCTCTTGTGGCCGGAGTTAGCATCACGCTTTCATTGTACGAATACACGCACTCATGCAATGTTACTGCTCAAAAGTTCATACTCCAATGTCGATAAATAAAATTAATCATCTATCGACATAAGGTATGCACTCTCTTTTCTAGATTATGCTACGTTTTGCAATTCTCTGATGTTGTATGCTTTATTCACCAGTTGAATCGCTTCATCAAAAGATATATCGTCCTTATTTTTAGTAAGAAACTTTTCCAATTGTTGAATACTGGTTAGTTTAATCGCTTCGATTTGGTATTGAGTCCAGAAAGTTATTGCAGAATCATAATCAAATTCTGCAAACAATGCTCTATCTTGCAAACTGAAAGATCCTTTCTTTTTATCAAATTCAAATCCATTTGATGCCATAAAAGAAATCAAATTTTTAGCAGTACATCCATTAGGACGCTTTGCAATTGAACCCATAACAGATACAAGATACGCAACAGGCGTTGAATTTGTGTGATCTTTCAATTGTGAAAATGCGAAAACAAAACAGTCACCTAGAGTCTTTACAACAGATTCAGCAGTGATCGTCTTTAGTTTGTTTTGCATTTGTTTGATTGTTTCGATAGCCATTTTTTTTTTCCTTAATAAGTTATTGATTTTCGAGTTATGAACACTTGAAAAAATGCTCATAAGAAAACCAACAAAATATAGCGGAAGCATTATAGAATCTCGCAAATAAGTTTAAACAAATAGCAATATTCTAACAGCTACATATAAAATTGTTGGGAGTGTATTTTCCATCGTTTCAGATAGAATCGTCTTATTTGCAGGCGCAGTGATAGAGCGTATGTGTCGTGCGGAATCCTCTTGAGGTATCATCTAAGCGCACTCGAACCCGCTAAGATTTCAGTTTTGCCGCCACCCAGAAAGCCTACTCAAAAAATGCACAAAGCTATACGATTTTTTCAGCAATCTAGCCCAAAACCTAGTCAGCGATAAGTACCCTCTAGAACCATGCGCGAGGACTTTTTGCGCTGACAAAACAAACAATAGCAAAACTAGAGATAGAGTCAAGAAAATAAATAAAATAAATTAATTGTGTTGGCATATACATATAACAAATAGATATAAATAACGTATTGACATTTGAAAAACACCAGAAAATCACCTAAAAGGTTACATATTTAGAAAATCAAATAGGCGCGAGAAGGCCCCTAGAATGAGCGTAGGGAGCCGTTTAGATTCTAGGATATATGATACCTAGAACACAATCGCTCAATGGCGGCTATTGTGTGGAGTCTGAGAGGATATTTTTGGTCAGACCAATATGGCCAGACCAATAGAAAAATAGGCATTTGGTTGGACCAATTTGGCTAGACCAATTGCTGAATATTTTGAATAGGTGAATGGCGGGTAAGTGTTTGAAGATAGGAGAATATTAGGAATAGATTAATAGGTATTAATAAGTATTAGGAATTATTAAAAAGATTGTAAATCTTAGGCTAATTAAAATGATTTGGTGCGCCCTATTTCAAATATTCAAAATATTTTTAGATCGCGCCTAATATTTGACTCGATCAATATTTTAAATATTAAAAATATTGATGGTTGCATCATATTTGCTAATGGCATTTTAATATTTCCAAATAGAATAAGTTATAACTATTTAGAATAAGGGGTAGGCAGGAGGCCAGCCCCCTCCCCCACGAGTAAAAGGCATTGAGAAATATTTTAAACTATTTTTCAATTGTCAATCTTAACAGGCTGGTGTTTAATGTGTACAATATATTGCGCTCACATTATTAATATTTAAAACCATGTAACTCACAACGTCCTTTTGTATCTACAACCCATTAAATATTAATACTGTATTAAACTATTAATAGATATTATACAGTTAAATCGTTACTTTGTCAAGTACAATGTGTAAATAAAGCTTGACAAAACCTAAAATCAACCCTATAATAGATAACAATTTAGTTTATGTGTATTGTAATAAGGATGTTTTAAGTGGCTCATATTTCAAATTATTTACCTAAAGGTATAAGACCACAAAGTAAAGAGCGTGAGCTAACTGAAAAGCAGCAAAAGTTTCTGGATAACCTAATTGAAACAGGAGGTGATCCTAAATTAGCAGCGAAGCTAGCTGGTTATGCTGAAGGCAGTCATCATCAAGTCATAAAAGCATTGCAACAAGAAGTGATTGAACTGGCCTCTCGTATCCTAGCTGAGTCTGCACCAAAAGCTGCTATGAAGTTAGTACAGGTAATGAACTCTGATGATGCTATACCACAGGTAAATACCAAGCTACAAGCCGCTCAAACCATCCTTGATAGGGTAGGTGTCTCTAAAACGGATAGGTTGGATGTAAATCATAACCTAGACGATAGTACAGGCAGCTTATTTATATTACCAGCTAAGGGAGATGTGATTGAAGGCACAATTGCTAATAGAATTTCCCAAGACTAAGGATAAAGTTAGGGGATCTATTCCCTATGGTTACAGGCTGGTAGATAATAAAGATAACGCTTTAGAGGTTATTCCTGAACATATTGAACTATTAGCAAAGATGATTAATGGTTTGATAGATAATACAGTCTCTTCACTAAGAGAAGCGAAAGAGATTATAGAATCTGAGCTAGAGGGTGTGACTATATCGCACCAGACTATACAGAAGTATGTCAAGCAGGAAAAGGTAGCAAGGGGTTTAGAAGATCCTAACAAACCTAAAAGGCAGTATAACTATCATAGTTCAGTAAAGGCTAAGATATCTGCTCAGAAGTCTTTAAAGGATAAGAAGAAAAAAGAAAAAGACTTAGAACGAAAGTTACAAACAGTTAAGAAAAGTATTCAACGTCAGAAGAATATTCAAAGTAAGTTAGATGAACCTTCTGATGAAAAGACTAAAGAAGGTAAAGTAGTTTCTCTAGATCAAATAGAAGAACATTTACCAGATCTAGTACAGGAAGAAGCGAAACAGTCTGTTATATTCTCCCCTAATGAAGGGCCACAGACTGATTTCCTAGCCGCTCCAGAAACAGATGTACTGTACGGAGGAGCAGCAGGAGGTGGTAAATCCTATGCGATGTTAGTAGATCCGCTAAGGTATTGCCACAGGCCAGTGCATAGAGCTTTGATACTAAGAAGATCTATGCCAGAGTTAAGAGAATTAATTGACAAGTCTAGGGAATTATATCCTAAAGCTTTTCCGGGTTCTAAGTTTAGAGAAGTAGAAAAGATATGGAACTTCCCTAGTGGTGCAAAGGTTGAATTTGGATTCCTAGAAAGGGATGCAGATGTGTACCGTTATCAGGGGCAAGCCTATTCTTGGATTGGGTTTGACGAGATCACCCACCTACCAACAGAATTTGGGTGGAACTATTTAGCATCTCGACTCAGGACTACTGATCCAGATATTGTCCCTTACCTACGTTGTACAGCTAACCCCGGAGGGGTAGGCGCACATTGGGTTAAGAAACGCTATGTTGATCCCAACGAGCCTAATGAATCGTTTACAGGGGAAGATGGACTAAGCCGCAAGTTTATTCCTGCTAGATTACAAGACAATCCGTTTTTATCAAAGGATGGTCGATACGAGCAGATGTTAAAGGCTTTACCTGATGTACAACGTAGGCAGTTACTAGAAGGTAATTGGGAAATTACTGAAGGCGCAGCCTTTACGGAATTTGATGTAGGTGTTCATCC